ACGTGTATATACAAACTCAGCGCCTAAAGCACCCCATGCAGAACCATTGTAGCCTTCAAATCCGCTTGTTGTTGTGTTGTAGCGAATCATGCCTTGAGCGGCTGTAGGGCGCTGTGCTGTTGTTCCTACGGGCAGTGTAAGGGCATCTGTACTACTAATTGTCACAGTACCTGTAAAGGTCGGACTAGCTTTTAAATTATCCCAAGAGGCGCTTGTGCCGTCTGTTGTTAGATAGTATCCACTGTTACCTGTTTGCGTTGGTAAGGCATCAACATCTCCAAAAGCTATTGTGCCTGATCCGTCTGTAATTAAAGCTTGTCCATTCGTGCCATCTGATGTAGGTACAGTAAAGGCCGTAACAAAGCTTTGAAGATTTGAATCGTATGCAAGAACATCAGTGCCTATTGTAAGTCCAAGACTAGCCCTAGCTGTTGCTCCTGACTCAGCAACCCACGTAGTACCATTACCTACAATAAAGTTACCGTCAGTGTTTGAAAGAGCGGCAATAGCTGTGAGGTCTGCATCAAGTGCTTGTTTAGCGTCTAGCTGTGTTTGAATATTTGAAGTAACGCCGTCTGTATAATTTAATTCGGCTGTTGTAGCTGTAATACCATCTAAAGTATTTATTTCAGATGCAGTAGCTGTAACACCATCAAGAATATTTAATTCGGCGGCTGTAGATGTAATTGCAACTCCACCAATAGATAGCGTAGAAAAATTACCTGTAGACGCTGTAGTTGCTCCAATTGTTGCCCCGTCTATTGAACCACCATTAATATCAGTAGTAGTTAAAACAGAACTTGCTAAAGTAACTACACCTGTTGTATCTGCAATAGAGCCTGCTGAAGTACCGTCTTTAGCTTTTATATTAGTAACTTCAATATTGGTTGTGTCTACAGTTGTAGCGTTTGCTGTTGTAAATGTACCAGCCACCGCTGTAGTTCCACCAATAGTAGTATTATCAATTGTGCCTGCATTGATGTCTGCTGTATCTGCAACAAGACTATCAATGTTTGCAGTGCCATCAATATAAAGATTTCGCCACTCTTTTGTAGAGCTTCCAAGATCGTAAGTATCATCAGTGTCTGGAGTTATACTAGAAGCTACGTCTGCTGTAAGCGTAATGCTATCTGTGTCGGCATCACCAAATGTAAGGTTGCCTGAAATTGTTGCATTGCCAGTTACTGTAAGATTACCACCAACACTTAAATCGTTTGTAGTTGTAACATTACCCGTCAGTGTTGAAGTACCTGTTACAGCCAGTGTAGAGCTTAGTGTGGTTGCTCCAGTAACACCAAGGGTACTAGAGAGCGTTGTAGCGCCTGTTACGCCAAGTGTCGTGCCTATTGTTGCGGCTTCATCAACCGTAAGAGTATCAATGGTTGCCGTACCATCAATATAAAGATCTTTAAATTCTAAAGACGATGTGCCTAAGTCAATATCGCTATCTGTTACAGGAACAATAGCGCCATCTTGAATACGAATTTGTTCTACTGCGGTACTAGAGACTTCTACATAAAATCCCCAGCGGTTGTTAGTGCTATCAACTTCAATCTTATTTAAAAAATCTAGGTCACCAATCTTTGGTATATTACCGCCTTGACCGGAAGTTCCGTCATGTCTGTGGCCTGTTGTATTTGCACTAGTGCTAGAATACGCAAAAGCATTTACTAATTGGTTATATTCATCATTAAACAATGCGGCAGTAATTGTATCACCATCAGCAAACGTACTTTGTCTTGTATAATCTTGAGCCATTATTATCTCCTACCTGATGGCATATAGTCTAAATAAAAACCATTAACTGCATACGGAAAATTTTTATCGTTTGTTCTAAGCCGTAAACTAACTGTATTCCCACTACCCTGTACAGTTGTCCTTACCATTGGATCGTTTGTACCCCCAAAGGTTGCAGTGCCGAACACCGCCTCTCCAAAAATTGCTGGTAAAGGTATGCCGGTAATATTTATATCTGGAGGCTGTAAAATATCAGTAGATTTATAATCATACCTAATTCGTAGTGTAGGACTAATCTCTCCTTCAGGAGAAAAAGAAGTTCTTACATATTTTAAAGTTTTTCTAGTTCCAATATCTCCAAAATCTAAATCGGCTGTTTCGTAAATTGCCGTAATATTTTGTTCAGAACCTTCACTATAAAATGAAGTACCTTTATTATGATTATAAATATACCCGTCTTTATCGCCATGATAAACTTTTTCAAGGCCATTAAAGTCAATAGTAGAGCTAAGACCAAAAGCTTGAATGCCTTGTGTTTCAGCCCATTCAAATCCTTGTCCTGTAAATGTTCCAATAATTCCTAGTGCGTTAGCGATTGTTGCATTAGGGCCAGAGTAAAAAAGACGATACTGGGATTTTTCTCGTATTACACAACTATCAATAATATAATCTGTAATATTTTGGTTTAAATTTCTAATAATACTTTGTATCTGTCTAGAGATAGAGCTTAACTCTGTATCACCAATTCTTGCTGTTGCCGCGACAGTACGAATACCATCAGGGGCTAAGAATACTAGATCACCTCCAAATTCTTGGATGCTATATCCGCTAAGACAACCTACGTTTTCTGTAATAGGGTCTATGCGAATATTTTGAGTATCATTTATGTTGATGAGTTTGTGGATGCTGTTTTTTGCAAAGACAATAAGATTTTCTCTAAATCCTTTTATGCCTTGTATTTGATCTGAAATAACTACAGCGCCTGCTCCTGAACCTGAAAAATCAGTAGGGTTATTATAGGAGCTATAATAAACAGTGTTTAAGTTATCAGCAACGCCTGAAGCTATTAAGTGGTGGTCATGGATCGTAATATATTTTACGCCGTTTAAACCATTTACTGTAATTTCTTCTGAAAAGAAAGTACGGGTGTTTAATAAGCCTGTCCCTTCCATACGAAACAAATAAGGCTTGTTAGCACCATCTGCAATAATAATTTGACCATAGTTAAAATTAGCACCTTCAAAAAGAACAAATTGACATTGGTCTTGGCCTGTACGAGTTAGTGTAGGGCGACCTGTAAAAGTTGTATAGTTATCTCCACCATTTGCTACAGAACTACGATTTATCTGTAGCCAAGTAGACCCATCATTACTAAAGAAAATATCTGTACCTGAACAAACAATAACGCCATCAGCATATGCAAAGGTTCCTAAGACCCTGTTAGTAGTATTGGGCCTCGTTGCTGATTCACCACCAAAAGGTGTAAAGCCATTAATGCGTCGATAACCACCATCTGGATCTACTTCAAAGTTAGAAAGTCTTACGGCAAAACCGGGATTACCTAACAACTCCAAAGAGTTTAAGTTAGTATTTAAACCCCCCTTTGCCGCAAAGCCATAGGCTTGAGACATTAGACAAACCTCACGCGATCATCTTTAATGTAGAAAGGCTCTGGAGTCATTAGATTAGATTTCATAAGCTTTAAGCCGCGTCGATATTCTTCTAAGGCTAGTGCGGCTGGTTGAATGTTTTCTTTGAACTGATGTATAAAATATCTTGCACGAGATAATAGTACGGTCTTGTACATATCTGGAAATACTATAGTGTCACCATATGCTGAAAGTTGTGTAGGCTGTGTATACGCATAAAACCATACGCGATATACTTTGTCGGGTATTGGACTTAAACCAAACATACGTCCGTCTGGGCTACGAATAACACGCTTAGGTTCACCACCATTAGCGTCTTCTGCATCGTCTGCGTTTTCTTTAGCTCTGTAAAAGTCTTTCCATTCGTCTACAGTCGTAAACCTAAGATTCTTGGCGGTGTATGGCGCACTTTCGCCCGTAACACCTACAGTAGTTAAATAAAAATTATCCCAATCTACTGAGCCATAGTCATCTAAAATAGAATCACTTGCAGGCTTTAGTTCATACCAGCGCGTGTTTGCTGTAGTCTCTACATAAGTATTTCCATACATAGGATCTGTTGTACCACTATCTCCTACAGACAAGAAAGGCCACTGAGGTTCTTCAAGAACAATGTCAAGGTATGCACGATTAACGCAGTCTTTTACGTGTGCTTGTATTCCAATAGCAGAAGCAAAATTACTAGAGGTCAATACAATCTCATTCATTTCTCGTAGTAATTCGTTAGTAAGATCTAGGTATGTAGTCGCCATTATTTTTTATGAACCTTTTGTATTTCAAAATTGGCTGACTTACTAGCACCTTTGTGGGGCTTGAAGCCATCTTTAGGGTCTTTCATTAATTTGTAGCCTTTACCACTTTTCATCCAGTGATAACCATCAGGGGCTGGAACTTTCATTTTTCTTTCATTGACTCATTGTGGTCAGGAGACATACAAGCTTTTTCCATGTCTCTAATGTTAGAGTAGGCTTTACCGCCTTCAGCTTTTTGCATACGATAACTACTACCGCCGCCCATATAGCCCCCACGGATTTTTCTACCCATGCTGTAGCCTGAACGCTTTTTATTTTCCATTTTTATCTCCTTTGTCTTTTTTTCCAAAAATCCTATCATAATTATCAGAAAACTTTTTTTGATCTACGTAGCGATAACGTCCACGTTTATTTTCAGTTAGCTTCATGCTGATAGGTTTATTAGGAGTTGAAATCAATGGCATATATTAGTCCTTAAAAAACGGGAGGGATATTTCACCCTCCCTCACAATCATCTTAGTCGATGTTGTAGTAAGCACCGATCAGTGCTTCAGGACGCAGAACTTTAGCACCCCAAACGTGCAGACCGCGTACAATGTCACCAAAGCTAGAAGGATCACGAATGACCTCTGTGCTAGTGATGGATTGTGCAGTTGCAACAGCACTCATATGACCAGCCAGCATAAAGCCAGTTGCGTTAGACGTAGCAGGCATATTGTTTGACTTGTACATGGAGAATCCACGCAACTTGCCAGAACTTACCAGACCGTTACGAATAGAGCCTTGGCCTGCGTTGAAGTCTACTGACAAAAGCTTAGAACCGCTCTGAGAGAGTTGCTCATAGAAGTCAGGAGAAGCTACAACCCAACGACCCTCTTCGGGTACGTTTTGGTCATCCAGCAAACGAGCCATACGAGCAAGAACGTCCAGAGGATCAGTCTCGCCAGAAATGCCTACGTCAATAGCACCAGCGCCGTCGTACACACCAGCAGCCAAATCGGTAGCTGAATCAGCACCAAGCGTGTGGTCAGGTGAAGATGAAGAAAGACCAGCTTGCATAATAGCAAACACGCCTTCGTCAAAAGCATCACGCAACGCATAAGCTGCTGAAGAAGATGCTACTTCCTTGAAGTTTACGTGCGACATTTTGGTTTCAATGTCATCGACAATGAACTTAAATGCGTTTGCACGATCAACAACAAGAGTAAGCTCTTGGTCGGTCAGCTTAGTTGAGGTTACGTCTGCACCACGCTCGTACTGATAGACGGTAATTACCGGCTCTTTGATGATGTTTACGCTATCACCAAATGCCGCAATTTCGCCAGCGTAGTCGGTGTTGGTTACAGCTTCACAGACTGATGACTTTCGGAAGAAGTTAAGTACCTTCTTTGAATAGACAGCAGGCAGGAAGAACGAGTTAGCTTGACCAGAAACTGAGTTTGCAAAGTTCGCATTTGTATCAGTTGCTGGCTCAAAATATTGATCACTTACGTTATAAGCCATGATTTATTACTCCTAAAAAAGACAAATAGTTTATCTTGCTACTCGTCCTTCGCGGATGGCAAGATCAATCTCTTGCTCGTATTTATCATACTCATCCAAGGACAAAGCGGCAATTTCCCGTTGTGTCCAGATCTTGGCTTGTTTAGGTTCGACACTTGTTGTTTTAGTCGAAACCATACTAGCCGCATCTGGCTTTGAAGGTTTTGACTTACGAGTGGGTGTATTAATCGCAATTCCATTTTCCATCTTATAAAGGTCTATGGCACGACTTGCTAATCCAACATTATCTGGGTTTTTGTAAATCCAACGCTGAATTTCTTCAGGCTGGGTTTTAGCCCATTCGTGAAAGTTGTCATCACCCCTGATATCTTCAAAGTCAGGGTGTCGCTCACGTAGTTTAGTTTCGGCATCGCGCTTAGACATTTCTAATTCACGATGTTCTAAAGCCGAAAGCTTTTGTTTAAGAGCATTCATTTGCTCTTCGCTACGCATATGAGCTACTGTTTCGACAGTATCATATAGATCAGGATACTCTGATTTAAAGCGTTCAAGGTCTTCTACAGACTTTGGTGGACGATACTGCGGTTGAGCAGATCTTGCCATAGCCTCTAGTTCTTGTTCGCGTTGCTTAAACTCAGAGATCTTATTATCATAATGTTTTTTTAGATCATCATACCTTTTTTTATAATTGGTACGAGTAGCCTTTTCTTTTTGAGGGGTTCCGTCATCTTCGTCGGAAGTAGCCTCTTGTGGCTCTTCAAAGAATAATGAATCTGCACTAGGCA